GTTTTTGGTTCGCCATGTCAAGACATGAGTATTGCTGGAAAACGACAAGGGCTAAACGCAATTAAAGAAGATGAAAACCATTCATCTAGATTATTTTTTGAGGGTGTAAGAATTTTTAGGCTTGCTCAAAAACATTGTGGTGCAAGATTTATGCTTTGGGAAAATGTAGTTGGCGCATTGTCTAGCCAAGAAGGGAAAGATTTTGGAACAGTTCTTGAAACATTGGTTGGGGTCAAATTCGGTAACGGTGGACTTGTTTGGGGAAACGAGGGTGTTGTCTGCGGAAGAGATTCAATGTGTGAATGGGCAGTGTTGGACTCGCAATGGTTTGGAGTACCGCAGCGGCGGCGAAGAATCTTTGCTCTCCTTGATACTGGAAACTGGAGAAATAGAAAACCGATACTTCTTGAAGCCGACAACTTGCGAAAAATTGTTAAAACGAATGGAAGCAAAGAACAAATCAATTCCCCCAAAACTGAAAATTGCTCTAGAAGCCGTAGCCTTTTCGACATTCACATGATGGATTTTAGAATTCAAGAAACCAAAGTTTGTCCAACTGTTGCAGGAAGATGGGGTACTGGTGGAAACAATGTGCCGTTAACTGTTGAAACATTTGATAGGCAAGGCATTACCCAGTGGGGTGAAAATTCTGTTGCTTCCACAATTAGCGCAAGGGATTGGAAATCTGCAACTGATTTAGTCACATACTCAATTGCTGAAAATGTTTTAGATCGTCAGCATAAGAATGGCGCTAGAGGTATAGGCGTAAAAGAAGAACAATCATTTACCTTAAATGCAACTGGAATTCATGCTGTGGCATATGGATATAAAGTCAGAAGATTAACTGTAATAGAGTGTGAAAGATTGCAGGGCTTTCCTGACAATTGGACAAACATTGGTAATCCATCTGTTGCAAAACAATATAACGCATTGGGTCGATCAATGGCAGTTCCAGTTATGAAATGGATTGGGCAAAAAATCAAAGAAAATGGTGTTGTGAATGAATGACCGACAACAAGCAAATAGACTACTTGACCGACACAAAGAAACCAGTGAACTTAGCTACGCTGACGCAACAGCAGCGCTTAGAGTTACTGGAGACTATGAGGACGATGGAAGCGCGGGAGTGGGTGCAGAGATACCGCAAGAAAGTAAGAGACCTTGGGAAAATCAAAGCATCGGCATGGTGGTCACAGGTTTACTTAGACATAGAAAAACGCCGTGGATTAGCAGCCGCCGTTGATCTAAGAAAGCGAATGAATGAGACACGCTAAACGTGTGGACGCAAACCAAGATCAAATCGTGGTTGCCTTGCGAGCTGCTGGCGCTAATGTGTGGATCATTAGCCTGCCGGTTGACTTGCTGGTTGGCTACAAAGGTCATACGTTCTTGGTGGAGATCAAAACAGACGCTAGAAAGCGTTTAACAGCCCTACAACAAGACTTTTTTGAAAGTTGGGGTGGAAGTACCTTGGCAAGGATTGACAGCCCTGACGCGGCTTTACGCATGATTGGAGTTTTAAAATGAAACCCGAAGAAGCGGCGCAAGCCATCCGAGACAAAGCCCCAGCTTACGGCGAAGCAAAAGCCCAAAGGGTTTATCTTGAAGAATTTCGCAAAAGCCAAAAAGCCTTGTTAATGAAAGATGCCCTAGAAATGGGCTTTGAGGCGGCAAACGCACAAGAACGTGAAGCCTACGCAGACCCCATTTATGCCAAGCTGTTAAGGGGATTGGCTGCGGCAATTGAAAAAGAAGAGACGCTTAAGTGGGAGATTGAGGCGGCAAGGCTTGACATTGAGATTTGGCGCACACGCGAGGCCACTAACCGAATGCAGGACAAGGCGCACCAATGAAATGTCCCGAATGCGGGACTTGGACTATCGTAAAAGAAACGAGAACTTCAACAGGAAACACACGCAGGCGGCGTTTGGAATGCGCTAACGAGCACAGATTCACCACATTGGAGACAATACTTGTACCAAAAACACCAATACGTAAGAAGCAAAAAGTTGTTAAAGCTGGTGGCGGGGCTTGATTGCCAAGCCTGCGGGTCAGGCAATATGGTGCAGGCGGCGCACACCAATTGGGGTGGCGGCAAAGGTCGAGGGGTCAAGGCTGACGACAACTTAGTAGCGGCTTTGTGCCTTAAATGCCATTATGAGATTGACCAAGGCAAAGAGTTAAGCAAAGAGGAGAGGCAAAGAAAATGGCATCACGCCCACATTGCTACCATTGCAAAACTTTGTGATCAAGACTCTTGGCCTGTTGACGTACCCATTCCAGCGTTTACAATTGATCCGCAGTTGTCTCATTCGCAGGGGCATTGACCCCTGCTTTTTTTAGGGTAAATATGAAAAAAGACGTTGCCGACTTTATTTCCACGCTGTTTCACAGTAGCACCGTGACACATTTCATGCACTTGGCGACTGATTCTTTTGCAGTCCACATGGCGCTGGGGGCTTACTACACCGAGATTCTTGAGCTGGCTGATACTTATGCCGAGGCTTACGCGGGGTGCTACGAGAAGATCAAGGATTTTCCTGAGAACTTCCACAATGCCAAAGACCCTGTTAAGTATCTGACCAGCATTAAAGATTACGTTTACAAAAACCGCGAGGCTTTGCCTGATGACACCCAGCTGCAAAACATCGTGGATGAGATAGCGGCGCTGATTGATACAACCCTGTACAAACTGACGCTGAAATGATCAGGATATTTGCTGGTTATGACCCAAGGGAGGCTATTGGCTACCATGTGTTCTGCCAAAGCCTGATTGAGCGAACCAGCGAACCAGTAGCCATAACGCCTTTGCACGGCACACAGCGGGACGGCACAAACGCATTCACCTATCAGCGGTTTCTAGTCCCTTACTTCACCAATTTCACAGGTAGGGCAATATTTATGGATGCAAGCGATATGCTGATGCTTGCTAACATAGACAACCTTAACAAGCTATTTGACCCGACCAAGGCGGTGCAAGTGGTCAAGCATGAGTATCAGACCAAGCACCCAAGGAAATATATCGGTACACCAATGGAATCGGCGAATCGAGATTATCCCCGAAAAAATTGGTCAAGTTTAATACTTTGGAATTGCGATCACCCAAGAAACAAGGTGTTAACGCCTGATTTTGTGGACGACCACAGTGGCTCAGAGCTTCACCGATTCGGTTGGTTGCCTGATTCGCTTATCGGTGAGCTACCGAAAGAATGGAACGTGCTGGTGGGCGAGCAAGAGAACAAGAACGCCAAGATTGCCCACTACACGCTAGGCATCCCTGAGTTTGACCATTACCAAAACTGCGACTTCAGCAAGCAATGGTTTAATACCAAGAGCAGGATGCTTAATGGACTAATCAAAATGAAAGAGACGGTCGATGTTTGATTGCCACAAATTAACCTAAAGTTTTAATAATGAACAAAACTACCAATAAAGTGTCGAAAACTGTTGAGGACAACTTAAACAGAGCAGGACGCAAGAAAGGCATCCCTAATAAGGCTACAGCACAGGCTAGGGAAGCGATAGCAATGTTCGTGGATGGTAATGCCCACCGACTAACAGAGTGGCTAGATCAGGTCGCTAATGGCTATGAGGATACAAAGCCAAACCCTGCCAAAGCCTTTGAGCTATTTCAATCGGTAGTTGAATACCATGTACCCAAATTGGCAAGGACAGAGCTAACTGGCAAAGATGATGGCCCAGTAGAAATGGTGGTGACATGGGGCGGCGTGAAGTAATACTGCCCTACAGCCCAAGGGCGGCATTCATGCCATTCCATGAGCGCACCGAGCGCTGGTCTTGTTTAGTCGCACACCGTAGAGCTGGTAAGACAGTAGCGGCAATCAACGACCTGATCAAGCGAGCTATCACTGAGGGCAACAGATCAGCCCAATATGCCTACATTGCACCTTTCAGAAGCCAGGCCAAGCGAGTGGCATGGGATTACCTTAAGTTTTACGCCGCACCGGTAACCAAAGCCACCAATGAATCTGACTTGTCGGTGGAGCTGGTAAATGGTGCAAAGATCATGCTGTTTGGCTCAGATAACGCAGACGCTATGCGGGGATTGGGTTTTAACGGCGTATACCTTGACGAATACGGTGACTTTAAGCCTAGCGTTTGGGGTAACGTCATTCGACCCACATTGTCAGACCGGCTAGGTTGGGCGGTCTTTGGTGGTACGCCTAAGGGCAAGAATCAGTTTCACGACATCTACAAGGTTAGCCAAGTAGTGCCTGATTGGTTTCTTTTAAGGCTACCGGCCTCGGTATCCAAGCTATTGCCCGACTCAGAATTAGAAGCGGCTCGGTCTCAGTTAAGCCAAGACCAATACGATCAAGAGTACGAGTGCAGCTTTGATGCCGCCATTCTTGGGGCGTTTTATGGGCAAGAGATGCGCCAAGCCCAAGACGCAGGCAGGATTTGTGAGCTGCCATTTGAACCTGAGTCGCCTGTTTACACCGCATGGGACTTGGGTTATCGGGACGACACCGCTATTTGGTGGTATCAAGTGGTCAGGGGCGAGATCAGGGTAATGGACTATTACGCTGTCAGCGGCGCAAGCATTGAGGAAATTGCAAGCGTTGTTAACTCTAAGGGTTATCGATATACCAAGCATTACCTACCGCATGACGCAAGGGCTAAAACGCTGGCCTCAGGGGGTAAGTCTATTGTCGAGCAGCTGGCGGCGCACCTTGGTGGTTTGAGTAAATTAGCCATCGTGCCTGAGATTGGCATACAAGACGGCATACAAGCGGTGCGGATGATTCTGCCGATATGCTGGTTTGACACAAGCTGCGATGAGGGGCTAGAAGCGTTAAGGCAATATCAGCGGGAATATGATGAAGATAAGAAAACTTTTCGTCAAACACCTCGCCATGACTGGTGCTCACACCCCGCAGATGCGTTTAGAATGCTTGCAGTAGCTTATAGACAAGAAGCAAAAGATCAGACACCGCCCAAGGGCAAGACCCTGCAAACCATCACTCTTGATGAGCTGTGGGATTATGAGATGCAACATAAAGAGGAGCGAATATGAGCCAGCCA